TCGATACATTCTTATGATGCATTCTGAATGAGTAGTAGAAGAGGTCGGGGATCTTCGTCATCGGGAACTTATCGACATCCGAAATGTCGAACCCCCTCATCTCGGCGAACCTGATCGATTCCCGGTTGAATTCAAGGGTGTATTCAGACCCGCTATCTGCGTCTCTGAGGATGATCGGTTTAACCTTCTCGTTTACTTCCTTCTTTGCCATTTCTTTACTCCCTTCCTGCTAATTATCAAGTGCCACCAGTTGCTCCACCCGCAGTGGATGCCGCCGCCCAAACAGGCTCACCATTCGGTGCAAGGTATGCAGTGTTCTCAAGGACACTATCGACTTCAGCACCGTTGAAGCCAAGGCTTGACGGGATCGCAGAGAAGTAGAAACTCTCGGAATCCGGGATTGCGAACTCGATCCACAGGGACTTGTTCTCTTCCTTTGCAGTCTCATACGCAGAGACCAGTGAGTTCCAACCGCTCAGGAATGTATCATTATAGTTAACAGTCAGACCGATAGAACCACCGGGGTCTTTCAGGCCGGGGATGTATCTGTGCCATACCTCATCCGAAAGGTCAGTGACCTGAAGGTTGGACGGCTCGGGGTTGTAACCGGGGATAGATTTTACATTCGGCAGTACGGAATAACCAGTTGTCGGGCGAGTACCCGCAGAGGTCTCTACAGCCCACTTGACCTTGATTCCCGCAGTAGATAATTCAAGTGCCATTATTTTCTCTCCTTCTTTTTCTTAGTAGGTTTAATTGGCAGAACGACCTGAGACCGAACCGCCGCTTTGCATTTGGGACAAATCTTTACATCGTCAGGAATCTCCTGATGACAGTAAATACATTTCATAACTCTCTCCTTATGTTGAGCCTGTCGCTCCAGTAGCACCAGTTGCCCCTGTTGCTCCAGTCGGCATCTGATCTCCTGAACCTATCACTCTCTCGAATCTCGCCACCAGTCTTGAGACCCTGTCATTGGCTCTCTCGACCGGGAGACACTCGAACTCGATAAAGTAGAGTTCCCGGAACGCTTGCTCGATGACCCTCATGACCTTGTACACATCGTCATACCCGCCGTTGAAGAGGTTGGAGTAGACGTTCGCATCGAAAGCGACCCTCCACTGCTCATCCTCTCCGTTCAGACAGACATTCCTTATGGGACGGGAATGGGATACCTCCCGAATCTGAACCGCCCAACCCTTCGGTGGAATCGGCTCTTCCCCGCCAGTCACGTAGATGGTGGGGAATGCTTCGAGGATTTTTCCTCTGACGTATGTATAGATTCCATAAGGGGTGAAGTTAGCCATTAAAGATTTCCTCTTTGAGTTTCTCTAAGTTCCGCTCGATTTCCAGTTTCGCATCGTACATTCCTGCGGATGGTGGGTTACCATAGGATTTCCTTCCGTGTGCGTACCACCATCCGTTGGGGTCGTTCCAGTGTCCCTTGGGGGAATGCGTTCCCGGGCCGTATGGGGCATCCGCTCCTTCCACGACCATCCCCATCTCATCACCTGAGTAGGGATGTCCGTATCCGTACTTAGCACCCGCACCGAACTCTAAATAGAGTACATCGTCTCCCGTAGCTTGGATGGCATACCCTTTCTTCTTGGGAAGGATGTCAACGCTGAAGTTTGGACTTCCGCTCGGATTGTCGAATGGTCTGACTCCCGCATAGGAACGTCCGACTTCGTCTGCTCCTATCTCAGCCGCCCTCATGGTGAGTTCGTCCATCTTTGACCTGAGTTCTCTCTTGTAGACGTTCAGGTCGCTGATGGCTTTGGAAATGCTCTTCTTGTCGAGAACGTCAATCTCAATTCTCACGGAAATCCACTTCCTTTATGGCATAGCCGATCATGTTGGGGTTTATAGAGACACCAGTGACGATGTAGTTGTGGGGAACATCTTCCCATGAGGATGGGTCGAATTCTTCATATTCGACTGATTTTGTACACTTAACGATCTTCCCATCCTCGATGACAACGTCACCCACTTCGTAGATTTCTTCTTCGGAATACGGTGGCACGTTTCCAAATCCGATCCACAGTATCGTCTCCTCGGTGATAGGGCAGTCCATGTCGTGCGTCCACATCGTCTTGGAGTATGGTTTGTCGAGTCCGAAGAACTCCATCTGCACCACGTTGGAAACGAATCCGTATGCCGTCCTCGCTCCCGATATGGGCATTTGGGTCTTCACCACAGGGTCGTAGACTTTCTTCCTCGCCCCTGTGTAATACCCGTCCTTCGTCATCTCCTCGACTTTTTTGAACGTAGCGTAATAGATTGTCTGCCTGTCTCTTACAAGGGTCAGCATCACAATACCCCGCAATAAGGAATCAGCTTCTTCATGAGGGAGTCCGGGATGTCCCCGTTCTCATAGGTTCTTTCCGCTGTGGACTCCATGTGCGCTTTCTCACCTTCTGCGCCCCTTTTGTTGATAAGGAACACTGCGATCCTGCAAATGGTGCGGTCGTACCGATGGAGGATGCTCTCGGCTTTCCTCTCATCGGCACAACCAAAGGGAAACACCTTTTCTCTTGCAATCTCTTCAGCCATCGCTAAAAATGAAGACAGCACTTCCGTAGACACTTTGTCCTCTTCGGCGAAAAGGCTATCCATATATGTGATCTTCTCGGAATCGGTCATGCTGTCCTCCAAATTTAGGCGATAACCTTCAGGACGGTGACATCATCCATTCTCTCGAAGGAGGGAAGGGTGATCTCGGATGCGAAGGTATTGATGTTGACGGGATGCTCGTCAATGAGGGTGGTGATTGCGACACCAGTCTCGACCACGGTGGACTTGTCACCAAGGTCAGCTTCCTCCGGGGTAGTACCGAACCATGTGTTACCAAGGTTGCCGTCCGGGATGAAGGAGACATATCCATCGGGAACGAACTTGGCGGCTACGCCGTCCTCGTCCTTGTAGATCTTGTCGTTGATCAGGATGGTCAGACCAGTGGTCTTCTCTACAGCCGCTCTTGCCTCGTCATTGGTGATGTAAGCAAGTGCGAGACCGTTGGTAGCAAGGAAGCGGTTCTTGACCGCATCGCAGGCATACAGCAGTTTTGCGGTGGTGGAGTTCATGACCATGTAGCGGAGTTCGTTGCCAGTCAGGGAACGGATGGTGTCCTTTCTCTCATCGATATCCGCAAACGGATCGGCGGTGGAAGAAGCAGTCCACAGTCTCGTACCCTGAAGGTACTTGTAGTTAGCGGTCTTCCAAGAGCCTGCCGGGTCATAGTTGTAGGAATAATCCACACCGTTCGCCTTGAAAACGATCTGCATATCTCCACCTTCCGGGAAGAGCAGAGCCATTCTCATTCTCTCCGGGACAACCAGTGCGCCCTCGATCAGTTCAGCCGCATCGTCAAAGATTCTGTTGATAACGTCCTGTGCGTATCTGTCATCGGAATCCTGAACTCTGAGCAGTTCCTGACGATCCTTCTCCTTGATCTTGAAACCTTCACGGAAGAACGGCATCTCGGTCTCCGTGATGGAGAATCCCGGACGATCTCTGAAGGTTGCCTTTGCATCGAATGCGCTCGGCATCAGGGATACGGGTGCGCCCTTGTGACCACGAAGCCACTTGAGATCAAGTCCCGCTTTCTTGGCAGGAGTCCAAAGTGCCTCGCCAAGGTAGGGGCTTCTTGCATTAGCGACTTCAGTCCAGTAAGCCGCAATGATTTCAGGTGTAAAAACTTTTCTTAAATCCATTATTAGCCTCCTAATGGGTTATACCGGGTCAGGCCACTGCACCCTTCGCAGGATATGACCACAGCCGACCCTTACGTCAGTGTACATATAGATTTTCTTTTGCTTGCATAACTCGCAGAAATACAAGTCCTCGGACAACATCCCTCTGTGTGCGTCTCCGTAGTTCACCCAGTCGTACCAAGGGTAGGAAAGGGTGGTGAAGACTTCCGTCTTGATGAGCGCACACCCCATTCCACCACCGTGGATGCGTATCTTCTTCTCTCCCGCATCCTTCAGGGATTTCATCTCTCCTGCGGTGTACTCACTGTCAAGAGGATAGTTGAAGTATGCCTGCCCGTGGCTGTCCTTCAGCTTGCAAGCGCACGTTCTTCCTCTGTAGATGTTATCGGTATCACGGTGTGCGTAATATCCGATGCAGACCCTCTTGGGGTCTTCCAGTAGGAGAAGCAGTGCATCCTTCGGAAGGACAACATCGTTATCAACCATGAGGACGTAATCCGTACCAAGGTCGATTGCTCTCTGCGCTATCTTGTTCCTCGCAGTCGCACAGTCATACCCACGGACATACTCGAAGAGGACTTCATGGTCTCCCTTGTCCAAGTCGTAGATAGACTTGAAGGTATCGGGGTAGATGTTTTCGAATGTAGGAACAGCAATGAGTATCTTCATTCCAAACTCCCTATCAGATTCAATACTCTTTCGGTCGAATGACCGTCACACGCACTCGCAAACCTTTTGATACAGCGGAGGTCTGCTTCCAACTGCCCTTCGCAGTTCTTCATGAGGTCGATCAGGTCTCTCTCCCTTCTCGCAAACCTCGAAGCGTAATCGTAAGGGTAGTTGAAATACATCCCCCTCGTCTGTAAGTATCCCGGTATCTTCTCAAACAAGATGACGGGCTTTCTCAAAAGGTGTGCGTCAAACAGGATGGACGAGTAGTCCGTTATCACCACATCCGCATCCATAAGGTATGGATTCGAGGGTTCATCATGGGAAACTTCCACGATGTGCTTGTACTTCCCGAACAGAATCCTCTTCGTCATCGGATGGGGTTTCACCACGAAGACCTCGTTATCCGTTAAGGACTCGTCTATCAGACTCCAGTCGATGAGAGGTAAGGGGGTTTCTTCGCTCGTCCTCCAAGTAGGTACATAGAGATATGCCCTTTTCTTGGCGAGGAAGGTCTTCCCATCACCCTTCTTGCTCGTAAGGTAGATATCCGTTCGTGGCATCCCCAAGGGGAGGATGGACTTTTCGGGAACTCCCGTCTGCCTTGCCACGATGGGTATCATCTCCTCACTGGTAGTCACGATGTAGTCCAACAGTTCAGCGAACCTTCTTGAATAGTAAGGTCTCGGTTGGTCTAATCCACCCGTCTTTCCTGCGCCGAACCCATGACCGATGAATACCGCTTTGCCGGGGGATGCGGTGATGTACTCATCGCACACCCTCACACTGTACGGTGTCATGTCGGGGTTGTGCCGCCAGTCGATGGTCTTCACGAACTCCTTTTCCCCATCGTAAGCATCGAACACCGTCTTGATGTTCTCCGCTCGTTCAAGGGTCTTGTTGCTCGTGAACAGGATCATTAGGTCGAACCAGTCGCACCAGTAGCACCAGTAGCACCGTTCACACCGATGTTGGTGCGGAAGATGACTGCCGGGAGTGCGGAATACAGAGCGGACTCATAAGAGATACCGCTGTGTTCCTGCGCCTTGACTGCATCGATGATACCCATGACTACAGCCGCACCATTCGGGTTCTCTGCGGTGTCAACATCATACAGAAGGATGCCGACTGCGCCCGATCCAGTGGTGTATGCACCGTTCTCGGTCAGGGGAGTACCCGCCTTAACGACAGTACCGCTCATCGGGGTTGCTACTTTGATGGGGATAGCCTGAAAATCATCGGAAGCGAGGATCTCGACCGTCCCACCATAAGAGGTTGTGGAAAACTTCATACCTTTTCTCCTTTACTGAAAGTTCTTTAGTGTTTCTTTAGCCGCTTTGATGGATGCGGCCTTCCTTGCTCCAAGAGTCTTGCCGATGTTATCGCCCTTATCGTCACCGTCTCCCATCGGGGGTTTGTCCAGTTCTCCAAGGGCATCAGCTTTGATCTTCTTCGCTAAAGCATCGAGAAATGCTTTCTCGTTGGCAAAGACCTTCTCATGGTCACCCTTCTGAAGGGCTTCCGCAGTATCAGCGGCAAGTTTTTCGTCCATGCCCTGTGCGAGATACTTCGCCTTGTAGGTGCTGACGAGTTTCTCCTTCTCAAGGGAATCGACCTTCTCTTGGAGTTCTTTCATTCTCGCATCGGTCTCTTCCTTCGCTTTCTGCTCATCAGTCTTGCTTGCGTCAAGTTGCTTCTTGTAACCCGCCGCTTCGGATGCTTTCTTGTCGAACACATCCTTCTTTACCCATCCCGTGAAATCGGGGTCGGGCATCTCAAATGCCTCTAAGGCTTTGAGTTTGTCTTCTGCGGACATCTCCGCATAACCTTCGATCTTCGTTACATCGATCTTTGCCATTTCCATTTCCTTTCCGGGTTTTAAAGACTTCTCTGTCTGTTGTTTGGGATTTATCGCTTCTCTGCGTTTTGTGCTTTTACGTCATCTCCGACAATGGGCGAGGGGGGATTTGAACTCCCCGTCTGTTTCATCCTAAGAAACCGCTTCACCTGACTTAAGCTACACGCCCACCTCTCTGAAGGGAGTAAGGAAATGTATATGAAAAGAGCCACTGGTTTCCCAGTAGCCCTCATCATAGCTGTCCACTTATGTCAACCTACATAAGCCTTGTTCTTCCGTTCGATCCTGATCGCTACGATCTTTCCGTGTTCCCGGTGCAATTCGTAGATTGCGTCCCTCTTGAGTATCTCATCAAGAATCTGTTCTATTGTTTTTTCCATGCTTCCACCCAACATCTGCAACCTATGTGCGGTTTAGTCGGAATCTTGTTTATCGGATATATCTTGCCGTCCCTCTCCTTGCACGTTCTGCATCTCCGATTGTCATTCACGCTAATCCACACGACCATTTCCTCACCCTCATCCTTCAGAGACTGGATATGGGCTGTATCCGCTACAATGTCACCATACTGCTTGAACATATTCGACCAGTATTTCATGGCATTGTCGTGTTCCTTGTCAGGGGTGTCACTTGCGATGACCGCTTCTATGTGCCTACCCTTCTTCCTGTCCACCTCGTGGTCGAATCTGTATAGGGTGACAGGGTCGTAGGTCTTAAGCACTTCCCTCTCGACCCACTTTTTGTCCATGCTCTTTTCGCCGTAATGCTTGGCGATGGACTCGTATGCGTCCAAACAGATGAGGTAAAGGTCGAGGTAGAAGTCATCGATATACTCAATGAACTCTTTCCGCTTCTTGAATTTCTTTGCTTTCAGCTTGCGGAACAGGCGTATGATCCTTCCAGTGTAAAAGGTTATTACCTTGTCTACGTACTGGTATTCATTCAGTTCGTCTGAACGTATCTTCGCCATCGTATTCCTTTGCGGCATCTATCTCAGCCTGACGCTCCCTTTCAAGCCGCTCGACCTCTTCCTTCAGTTTCTGCTCGGAGTATTTCTTGCTCTCCGTGTATGCCACTTCCGCATCCGGGAACATACCGCAGTGTTCGAACGCAAGCTTTGGGGCGATCATGTCGTTGTTCAGCATCTCGCAGAGGACTTGCGCCTTCATTTGGATGTTCTCGTAGTTCCTTCTCGTGAACCTCGGCTCGATCTGATTCGCTTTCAGTTCAAGGTTTCTCCGCTGATT